GTTGTGTGTTTACAGTTAATACATTTGTCGTCAACTACGTGTGTCACGGTACCATTTTCTCCGGTAAACCATTAAATGCCATTGTAATCCTATCATTATCACCTGTATGTGGCAAAGTTAAATGCTGTACATAACTAGGAAAGATTATAACTTGTCCTGGCTTAGGTTCAATAGTAAAACTATCGTACATATAATCATTCGGTATTTCAATAGCTGAAAGGCTTCTAGCATAACAAGGATCCATAAACTTAGTATGCGCACCTTCTGTTAAGTAGAAGATACCACTAAAGTAAGCCATAGGATGTCTATGTTGACGCTGGTCACCACCTGATCCTTTAAGAGCCATATTAGCCCAAAGCCTTGTTAACTTTATATGTCCAAAGGCAGGATCGTATACTTCTTCTTTTTGTATTCGCAACATGCAATCTTCTAGTTCGTCTTTTAGAAACTTCCAATGATCTAGTGTATGCAATACTTGATTGTCTGTTTGATTAATTGATGGGTAATGGGGATTTATGTTATTAGACTCTTTAGGAATTAATTCAAGCGACTGTTCTACGCAGTGTGATAAATCAAACTCGTAAAAAGGAATCGGAAACATCATGTGTTTTGTAAGTGTCATACTAACCAATTATATATAGCTCTTAATGCTAAAAGCAAATACATACCCTCCATTAATGCTCTTGGTATATCTTTATCTTTAATACCAAAGTAAATCCACATTGCACAACTAACTGTAGCAACTGCCCAGCCTATCCATTGTGTTTCTGGATTAGCGTCTGAAAGAATAAAAGCAGCGATAATTGCAAGTAAGAACCCAACCCACCTAGGACCATCTATGTCGTGGTAGTATCTTATCTTCATAGTCTTGCTAACTTAATTAGTGTTGCAGCCAAGTTAATCTCAGGATCTGCAACTAATGTATGATCTACTAAACCCTGTTTAATAATGATTACTGCTGTGTCTTGCTTTTCTTCTTCACCAAATATTTCTAAGTTGTCATACAGCCAACGATAAATCTCTTCCATTTCTTCTGCACGTACTTTACCACAAAGTAGTTTACGTGCTTGTGTAATTTTACCTGCTTTAAATAGTTCGACCATTTCAAACTTCCAGTCAGCTTCTCCTTCGTCACCTTTAGTAGGAGAACTTAGTTTGCTGCCACTTACGTTTTGCTGTACCATATTAATACATTTACGCAAGTCTGGATACGAAACTTTTACATAATTATCAAGTGTATCTAATTCAAACTCAATATTTTCTGTAACAAGAATAGTTGCAACTCTTGCAGTGAATTCTGTCTGATCAATTTTTTCAATATGAAAGCCTTGACACCTGCTGTGAATAGCAGGAATAATTCTATTAGGATAGTTACACGTTAAAACAAATCTTGATGTGCTATGATATTCTTCCATAACACCACGTAGTGCCGCTTGTGCGTTAGGCGACAAATAATCTGCCTCATCAAGTAATACAACTTTAAATGGACCAAACGGAATAGTTTGCACAAAACCTGTAATCTTATCTCGAATCTCATCAACAGAGTTATTTCTACTAGCATTAATTTCTAGTACATCATAACTTTCAATACCTAGTTCATTAACAAGCATCTTTGCCATAGTAGTTTTACCAATGCCGGCTGCACCACTAAACAACAAGTGCGGAATACTCTCATCTTTAACCCATGCTTGTACTTGTGCTTTCTGATGATTGTCTCTAAAAACATAATCTTCAAGTTTCTTAGGACGATACTTTTCTACCCATAACTCTTTCATTCCGACTCCTTAATGCGTTTTCTCAAATTAGTTGTACTAAATGAGTGTTGTCTTTTATTATAGTATATTTCTATGCCTTTGTCAACACATATTTGTTTGGCAGTAAAATCCTTTTGGCGATACTCTTCGCCAATAAAACGTATATCTATTCCATATGTAAGAAAAATATCCGTTAAGTCTTTTTCAGATTCATAAGGAATAATTTCGTCAATATACTTACAACCTTCAAGTTGTACGTAACGCTCAAACACACTTTGGATTGGCTTATTCTTTTCTGGTCTATCAAGTGTTGGGTCTGTTTGCAAACCAACAATCATATAGTCGCAATTTGCTCTTGCTTCTTTAAGCATAGCAACATGTCCACTGTGGAACAAGTCAAATGATGATGCTGTAAATCCTCGTGTCAAAGATCACCTTCTTGCCTGTTTTCTGAATAGTGTACGTCAAACTCACCACCCGGATAACGCTTCTTTAATTTGTTAACATTCTCTGCTATGACTTCATTAGGATCCAACCCCAATGCACGGCAACTATTGATCCAATACCAAATAATATCCCCAAGTTCTCGTTTAGCATGAAACTTAGTTTCATCGTCCATAGGTTTACCTTGAAATATACATTTCTTAACAATTTCTGCAAATTCGCCTCCTTCTGATGCAATGCCAATAGCACCTGTCATTAATAATGAAATATTAACTTCGTCATTTAATTCATGCAAACGAGCTTGTGTATAAGCCCAATCGTTTGACTCTTCTGATGTTACTTCTTTTACAAAGTCTTTGTATTTGTTTAGATCTACTGTAGACATCTATATTTCCTTTACTGTTATTGCTTTATTATATAATAGTACTTTATTGTTGTCAACCCCTAAGGTAAATATTTTTAGCAGCATTCGCTGGACAAAAGGAGAATCCCATGATTAAGAATCTTTCACTAAACCTTGAAGTAGGACAAGAAATCCTTGTCGGTAAAAATAATAAACGTGCTAGAATTACTAAAATCGAGTTCCATGAAAAGTCAGGGGAGATTACAATTAATACGACACAAGGCCCTCGTAGAGCCTTGACATTTAGGTTAATGCCCGAAATACAATACGCTTATTGAGCACCAAAGTCACCTGCGTCAAATGTAGCGGTGTCACCATCGCTATAATGTTGTCCCCAATAGGCTAGTTCTGGTTCAAAGTCCTCGGTACCTACAGCGAGGATGGCGGACTTCTCAACCTTTTGTACCTCGATTTCACCGCGATCGGGACAATCCACTTTGATCTTTCGTGTCCAACGACCATGCTCAATTAAGATCCAATCTTCTGATTTGTAGTCGTCTGTGTTTGTAGCACCTTTAGCATAAACTTTTGCCCAACGACATTTGACTCCGTGTGCTTTTGCATCATCACTTGCCATGATAATGCCGCCTTTAGTTACAGTTTCACCAAAGTGCATGTTATATACTAACACGTCATCATGTAATGGTGTAAGTTTACCTTTGATCATCTTTGCCTCCATAAATATGATTCTTCAAAAATTCGTAATGACTAGGAAGTTTAGAAACATAATCAATTACAAAGTCTCTGTAATCTTCATAACTGCGTTTCTGAAAATCTAGTTCTTCTAACTTAGTTACCCCGCCCCAGTACGGTCCTTCGTGTAAAACGATTTCTTTAGTTGCTTTTGGTTTTACACCCATACCAGCCGCTAAAAATAAAGAGGGCGGAAAGTCTGCTGCTCCACTATAGGTATTACCTAATGTAACTCCGCCGATCAAAGATTGATATTGTGTGTTTCTTAAATTATAATTTTCGCCTACAAGTTCCGGACAATACTCGTGATACTCTGTTGCATGTTTCCAATAAGGAGTATCGTCACGCATTGAAAGAGCATAGTGAGTTGAAATAAAATCTCTAAATTTTAATACTTCTGATTCAACAGCGTAATTGAATCCTTCTTTCTCTGTTCTTGTTACCCAACCATTTCTTCTATTCAAACACTCTACTAACTTAACTAAGTTTTCATGCGTTGTTAGTAGTCCTGTAGATTCTAAAGGTTCTACAAAACCATAACTTAGTCCAATGCCAACAACGTTGCGTACCCAACCTCTACGTCTACGGCCATGCTTAATATTAATGTGAAACATTTCTGCATTGTCTGCACGTTCTTTTGAACCTGTTGTTTCTAGGTGTTTTCTAAATTCTTCTTTTGCTGCGTCAGCAGTTGTAAATTTTGATGAGTATACATACCCAGTACCAATACGATTCCATAATGGAATATGCCATACCCAACCATTATCTAATGCATGACAGTCTGTGTAAGGGTGCATTTCTTTTTCAACATCTTCATAAGGTACTCTACATGCCCAAGCACAGTCGTTTGCTAGATAATCATCAAATGACAAAAACTCTTGCTTCATTGCTTTTTCTAAAAGCATTGATTGAAATCCTGTACAATCAATATAAAGGTCTGCTGATACTGTTTCTCCGTTATCTAATAAAAGACCGCTTATTTGATCGTCTTCCATATCAACGTGTACTACATCGTGATTTAACAATGTTACGCCATTAGGCATAGCAATATTGTTTTTAAGATATTGTCCTAGTTTTGCAGCATCAACATGATATGCAGTATCCCATTTAAAACTATAATGTCTTAATTTTTCATCTGCATTTGTTGTGCCTTTGCACATATCAGAAAGATATGTGTTAGCGGTAGCATAAAATTTAGCGAATGTATCAGGAGTAAATTCATCTGGATATACAGTTGCTAACTCTGACCAAGCATCTATTCCGCCTGGTTTATCAGTCATATCAAAACCTAAACTAAAAGGATATTGAAAACTGGTACCGTCGTTCTCTCTAAAGTTTGTAAACCTGATTGAATTTTTGTATGTAGCATTACACTCTGCCATCCAGTCTTTATCTTCAAGACCTAGCAAATCTAAAAATTTTGTAATGTGACCGAGTGTACTTTCACCTACGCCTACAGTTTTTATGTTAGGTGATTCAATAATGGTTATGTCGATGTGTGGACATAGTTTAGACAGTGCGGCTGCTGACATCCACCCTGAACTTCCACCGCCGACAATCACCAATGATTCTACTCTCATGGATTGTCCTATCTAAAAATTACTTTTTTCTACTTACGATTTCTTCTTTGATTGCTCTTGGATTTTGCTTGTAGTAGTCTGATAGAACTTCTTCTCTTGTTCTAATAATCTTTCCACCTGGACCTAATTCGTCTCCACGTGCATTTACTTTAGCATTTCCAACTGCTGGAAGTTCTTCATTTTTGAGATTAAGTTTCTCCATGTCAACTTCCTTACCTCTCATACTTCTTACTAGTGCCATTATATTTCTCCTTTAAAGAATTCGTTTAGTGGTATATTGTATTTAATACTATCTACCTTGTGTACTCCCATTAAATAGAGTACAAAACTAGCAACACTACTACCTCTACCTACACCCCAAACAATATTCTTTTCTCTAAGTGTATCTATTATATATGCCATCTGTTTGAGCAACGGAAATAAATCTCGCTTCTCATACTCTGCTAGTTCTATATTTACCCTGTCTAATTCAGTATCATTGGAACATTTGGCTAACAAATATTGCTTAATGTCCATGTTTTGATATTTGTATGGAAGGAACCAATTAGTAGAATCTATTGATGTTTTTGGAAGTGGATAGTCGAGAAACTCTTTTTCTATCTTGTTTTTGTACTTACTAAGATCATCAGCGCATACGCAATGCTCAAGTATGTCCGGGCCATACTTAACTATGCCTTTAATAAGTTGTTCAGTAGTATTAGTTTCAGTCCACATTAATCAGTTGATCCAAATCTTTCTCTTGTTCATCAAATTTCGCTTGTATTGCTCTCTGGCGAAGTTCATTTCTATATATTGTAACAAAAGTTTGAAGTTGTGTCAACAGTTGATTATTGCCTAAACGGCTCGCTTGGTAATATTTTTTGTTCAATTCGCTTAGTTTAAGCTCTACCTCAGAGGTAGTCATTTCGGATAAATCTTCTTCTAATGGGTGAAACATATTAACTAAATGAGCCTAAGTATCTCATGTATATGAATTCTTGGCTATGACGCCAAACTTCAACAAACACAGGATCTGTGTTAGAAGTTAATGTAAGTGATGCTGGAAAACTGCTATCTTTCTTAATTACAGTTCCGCCTGTAGTTGTAAATGTTACAGCTCTATCACCAACACCTGATGTATAAAGTTCCAAAGTTACTTTGCTAACACCACTTTGGGCTGCTGTTTCTTCACCATTTGCAGGATCTCCAGCAAAGTTTGTAAACTGTAAGTTAAGAGCAGATGAAGCGTTAATAATAAAGTATGAGCCAGTTTGGTAATCAATCTCTGTTGTTGTACCTTCAACAAGTGGTACTGTACCCAAATTGTTAAGTTTATCTCTGTTATTTGCCATAACAGCTCTTGTAACTTGGTTAAGTTGAAAGTCATTAATGTATGCACCACCGCCTGGATTAGATAATCTAGCAGTAGTTGACTCAAGACTAGTAATTTCAGTCTTGGCTGTGTTTAAACTTGTTTTAATAGTATCGAAATTATCCCTGAATGTTTGGGTGTCGTTATCGGCACCTGCTACAGGAAAGTTTTCGTTTATGCTCAAATAATTTATATTACTCACGGTTTCTTTTCTCCACGTTGCGGGAATACAAAGTATTTATCCTCAATTTGCCCGTCAACTATATCTATGATATAGCGATCTGCAACAAAGTTAATAGTCTTGAAATCAAACGCTTTTTGTTTAATTCTAGCTATAATACTGTCGGCTTTCCCTGGTTTTGTATAGCATAATACTAATGCTTTAGTAAATCCAAGCTCAAAAGTGCTTGTTTCTTGTATACTTCTCATCCATAGAGGTAAAAACCCTCTATCTCTTTCCCCAACAGTTTGTATTCTCTTTCTCATGTTATTTACTGAATTAGGAAAAATTCTTTGATGATCTGAATCACTTACTAATGGAACATCACTATCAATACTAATACTGTCGTAACTTACAATGATTTTACTATTAATATCATCTGGTAATTCTACTACTTGTGATATGCTTTTACCATTCTTTTCAAGATCGTCAATTATATCAACATATACAACTTCATACAACAATTCAGATGTAGTTGGGTCTTTTGCTACTGCTTTTTTAACATTACCAAACGTAAAGCGTTTGTTATAATGATTTCTTCCCATTGCAGAAACAAACAGTTCTGCTGTTTTACTTTCAATACCAGCAAATAGTAATGCTGTTAATTCACTCTGTACTCCGTAGTTCTTATCACCATAACGATAAATGTCCTCTGGTTTAAAAACAGTAGAGTCAGTAATAAAGTTAAACCATGATAACCTTTTCTCTTTTGATTGTAATGCTCTAACATATATGTTTGAGAATACTGTTTGATTATCAGCAACTACTTTAATTTTAAATTCTCTCAATGCTTCAGCAAAGTTTGCACCGTCTTGTGCTTTAACTGTAAATTTAAACTCTTTATCAAAAGATGATCGACCTTGATCAAACGTTAAACTAAAGTCTCGAGATCTAGTTGATGAATCTTCTCCAGCACTATCCTGCTCATAAAATCTAGTTAGTCCTAACCCTTTATCATCTTCAAATTGTTTTACTTTACCTTGAATAAGTCCTGTAGGTAAAAATTCTAATCCTGCAGGTAAGTTTCCACTTTCAAGTGTGTATAAAATTCTGCCACCATACAATAAACTTTTTGCTTCGACATATAAGTTACTTGGCTCGTTAGGTTTAATAGTTCCTCTATCAGAAGGTGTAATCCATTCAATTGAACTTTCAACCTCACCAATGATGTCTATGTTGAATGTTCTTTCAACAGTTGAAACACCTGGTACCCAAAAATCAGTATCCGTAGGCAATCTATTTTGGTTCTCTACAATAGCGATGTAAATAATTCCATCATAAACAATTGCTTCGTTAACAGTATAAATTCTAGTACTACTCCAATTACCTACAAGTGTGTAATTAATTGTTGCTAAGTTTGCAGGAAAGTTTACAGCTCTCATAGTGAACTGATAATTTTTAGTTACTGCTGCTTGATACGGAACTTTACCAGAAAGGTCTCCTGTTACAGTATCGAGAGTAAGACCGGGTGGTATAGTACTTGGAGTACCATCTGGATTATTTTCAACTAAGAAATAAGTTATTGTACCTGATAGTGTAGGTGGATCGTAAACATCTAAAGCAACAGTTACAAAGTTATTTGCTCTATATCTACCTAAGTAAGGATCTGTAATCCATAGTGGTTGTCTGTTACCACTATTATCTGCTTGGAATAAATTTGTATCAACTTGTAGTAATGTGTTGTCTGCTTTTAAAAATTCTTCAGTAACAACATAGATTTTAAATGTTCTATGTATAGCATTAATACCGTCAGTAACTGCAATACTAAATGTATATTCTCTACTTAATTTTCTAGGTATTTGACTTCCTTCTGCATAGTCAAATCTTTGCGTATCGTAAAAGTATGTGTCAAAACCAGTTGATGTATTTTTTGCAATATCAAGTGGAACAGTATCAAAAGAATGTGTATCGTATGCTCCAGTGTTAGTTGAATTGTACTCTACAGCCTGCACAGGCTCCGTAAAACCGCTGATCTTTCCTGTTTGGGACAATGACAAGCCCGGAGGTAAAAGACCGCTGTTAGGCACCATATAGTAGCTTAGAGTCTCCCCTGCTGTAAGATCTTTGTCTGTTGCCTGTAATTGAAAGTCTATTTTAGAATCGTCAAGTGCAAAGTATGCATCACCTTGCCCAACATTTAAATAACCTCTTTCTGTAATCCATTCTGGAAAGTCTGCTCCTGTTATAGACATACTAAATGTTCTATCCATACACCCACCAGTACCGTCATCAGCTCTGATAACAAATTTATTAGTTGTATGTTTTGTAACTTCTCCAGGTGCGCCTTTAATTACACCATCAGATAAAACACAACCTACAGGAAGTGAACCAGCAATTATAGAATATGAAATTGTACTAGAAGTATCAGTAGACGCTTCTATTGGAATGTTGACTGTGATCCTTTCTTCGAAAGTACCTAGGTCTCCTGCTGGCGTAATCCAAGTAATTGCCATTTAGAATTTGCTCCTTATAAACCGCCAACATCTAAATTGATTCCTGAATCATACGTTAGTGTACCAAAATCAATATTAGATCCTTGCAGTGCTAATTGTATGGCATTTTCAAACCCTGAAGCTCCAACAGGTCCAAAGTCGTATGTTGTTAAGTATTCAGTTACCGGTACAATAGTTTTAAATTTAATAGTGCTGCCTACAGCGGTAACTTCAATATCTTTGAATCCGTTTTCTGATTGTGGCGCACTAGTACCTTCCATAGTAATTTGTTGGTGTGTATTAGCCAACATACTACCACTATCTGTATCGATTCTTGTAAATGCATCTGGCGCAGTACTAGCAACAATAATTGCTTCGTTACCTTCGTCAAGTTGAATTTTAGAACCAGCTACTAGTTTTCTAAAGTTTAGATTTGCACCAACTTTATCTCTAAACACACTAACACCATTAGCACCTGTATTGGTTGCTGTAATTGTTAGTTCTGTTTCTAGTGTTGAGAAGTTTGTGTTAACTTTCTGGAACGCTGTTCGTAGATCATCACCTAACCCGTCGTTTACAATATTACCTATGTTTATTGTTTGTATCGCCATGTATCACTCCTAATGTAGATCTGCCCAGCCTGCTGTACTATCATTATTTGCATCAGCAGCGTATCCTTGAAACTTTCCTGTTGTTGTGTTGTAAACCATCATTCCAAAAACTGGTGTAAGTGCATCTATTTCAGTTTGTGTTAGTTGTGGTGGTCCAACATAAAGTTCTGTAAAGTTAGAATTAATTTTTTCAAACGCTCCACGTAGAGTATCGCCTGTTCTATCGTTTGCGGATGTTCCAATGTTTACTGTAAGTTTTGCCATCTATCCGCTCCTATACCCAACCGCCAATTGCAATTCTGCCCCAGCCCGTACTCTTGCGGACATAAACATAATTGTCATCAACTCTAATTTCACCAACTTCTGCTGCTTCTGTTTCTGAACCTGGAGCAGCACTGTTTGGTGCAATCTTACCTGTAACTGTGCCTGTTGCACCATCAATTACTACGGAAGAATCATCACCAAATACTGAACCTCTAATATCAATAGTTGCAGTACCATTTAGCACTGCTGCTGGTATTGTACTACTAACACCATCTACTAACAATGTACTATCATCACCAAACACGCTACCTTTAATATCAGTTACAGGACTTCCTGTATGAGATACTTCGCCTGTTGCAGCATTGTACATTAGCATAGTTGTTCCAACTACACTTCTAATTGGTTTAATTACTAAACTACTTGCTGTGGTGTTCTCTAATACACCGCTAGTTGCGTTAATTGCAATACTGTTTGCGGCTTGGCTTGTTGTACCAGCACCTACACCAATTGCTAGTGCATTTTGTCCTTGATTTGTAACACCTGCACCTGCACCAATTGCTGTTGCATTTTGGCCTTGGTTAGTTACACCTGCGGAATTTCCCACAGCCGTTGCAGTTGTACCTTGACTTGTTTTACCTGCTTCCCAACCTATTGCTATTGAGTTTTGTCCTTGACTTGTTTGACCTGCGTAATAACCTACCGCAATACTAAAGTCTCCTTGACTCGTTCCACCTGCGTCAATACCAACTGCTACTGCGTCACCGCCTTGATTAGTTTCACCTGAGTTTACACCAATTGCTACTGAATTTGCACCTTGATTTTCTTGACCTGCTTCGTATCCAATCGCAACTGCAAGACTTCCTTGATTAGTTTCACCTGTACTTTTACCAAGTGCAATCTTTAATTCACTTGTTCTTAAACTTGTTGTGTCTACTGCACCAACAATCTTACCTTCAACACCGTCAACTAGTAATCCTGAGTCGTCTGCAAACACTGATCCTGTAATATCAATCTTCGGATCAACTGCAATAGTAATCTTATCTTCAATTGAAGTAAGTGTAATACCAATACCGTAACCAGGTTCAAACGTTAAAATATCAGCAGTACTATCTGCTGCAATACTAGTTTGTCCGTCAACAGCAATTTGTTGGAATGTTGGAACTGCCGGAGCACCGTTTGAAACAGTTACAACACCTGTTGCAGGATCTGTTGAAACTGTAATACCAAAACCTTGTTGTACTTCTAACACACCTGTGTTAGTAAACTGCACAGCACCAGTTATTGAACTAACTGTAATACCTTCGCCTGCTGTTCTTCCTGCTGCTCTGCCTGGAATGTTAGTTGTGTTTTGCGCAGATGTAACACCTGTGTTAGTAATTGTTACATTACCTGTTGCTGAACTAACTGTAATACCTGTACTTGCAATTGCTTGTGTTACACCATCGTTAATAAATGTAATACTGTCTGCATCACTTCCTGCTACTAGTTGTACACCAGTACCACCGTAAAATGATAAAGTATCATTAGTATGATCAGCTTCAACAATATCACCGTCATCTAAATTAATATATCTAAAATATCTTTTCTCTGGATCAATAATTAAGTCACCGTTAATAGTTGAACCAAATGGTAAATCAACTTTACCACTTTCGCCTTTAACGTGTGCCGTACCTAAGTATAATCCGTTGTCTTCGTTGCCTGCTGATGCTAGTGTTTCAGCAATGTGTACTTCTTTCCATTTATGTGTAGCATCACCTAAAACTTTTTGTGCATCGTCTGCTGGTTTAACAGAAGTTGTAAGTGCTTCTAAGTTAAGTGTACTAAATTCATTTAGACCTTGTGTATTACCACCTGATGCATATGCAGTAAAGCCTGTGCCATTAACTGCTGAACTAATTCCTGCATCTGTGTAAAGAGCAAAAGTATTACTTGTTAGTACATCTGCATAGTAAGTATTACCATTTAGTTGTGTCATGCCTACTACATCTGTAATAGTTACACGTTGTCCGTCAGTAAGTCCGTGTGCTGTTGAAGTTGTAACTACAACAGGACTTGCTTGAGTTGCATTAGTAATTGTTTTTTGTTCGCCACCTGCAAGTGTTGCACCGATAGTTACAAAGTTTGCATTGACTTCATCTAATGCACTTTTAAACTTATCCCATAAAAGTGGTGGATTACCTGGCGTTATGTTTGTATTATATGCCATTAGTTTCTCCCTACCGCTACTTCAATTGTGCCTATATGATCACTATCATATGCTTCAATTGCTTTACCAATAATTGTACCTGCTCGTACATCGCCATCTGCTACTGTACCAACACCGTGTATGCCTGCACACACAATTAAATCACCTTTTTCAATCTTGCCAACTACCTTACAAGGTACTCTACCTTGTAGTGCAACAAGATTTTTAAATCCAGGACAAGCTGCGTACATAACATATGCTGCTCTATCCGAAACAACACCTGCTACTTTTGGATCGCCTTTCTTATTAGAAGTTGTAACTTCCTTGTCACCACCAAATACTAGCACTGTTCCGACTTCGTATTCCTTGTCACCTTCGTAGTATTCTGCAAGGTCAGCTGCATATGTTGCTTCAAACCTTGATTCACTTGGAGTTGTTCCTGTTAATGTCCAACGTCCTGTTACTGTACCT